AAAAAGCTATTCGAACATTTGGTAACGACTATGGTCGCTAACCACTGTGCCGATGATGTTCTTCACTATACTAGTGGGGACATCATATTGGAAGCACTTATGAATGAGTTTGGGGATATTTATATCTCCATTGGGAACATCTGTCAGCTTGTCCAATACTTGGTCAAGTCTGTACATATGGTCTCTCACTATCCTGTAGTTGGTTCGTTTTTCGAACTTTACGGGATATGACGGATTCTCGAGTGCAACCGCCGCCTCCATCGCTGCTCGGAGGCTTTGTCTTTCTAAATAGATCCATCTGTATGTTCCCTTGTGGAATCCTATCTCCCTTTCGAGGGCAGATGTTTTCTCACTTGGGTAATCTACTGATAAATCTATCTTCCATTGTCGCTTAGTACTGATCGGGTCCGGGTGGAGACACTTTAGGACACGCTTCAGGCACTTCGAGGCTAGGGTTTTATCTGTCACGTTAGGTAGTCGACGGAGGGCTTCCTCCGTCTTCCAGTGGATTGGATCGTTTGATCCAATCCCTCCTAGTGTCACCGGTAAACCTATTGGAAGGAATTGTTTAACCTCATTGATATCCGCTAGGTAAGGGGCTAAGACTAGCTGCCGCCCTTGGGCTGCAGCTTGATTTGGCTCTGAACCGATCGGAAACTCAACTTTTGAGAACGCCTGTATCGCCTTACACCACCCAGGTATGTTATCTGAGTCGTATCTGGCGACAGCTTTAATTTTAGGGATATCGTGGATTGTACCGAATGAAAAATGTTGTTCAGTAAAGATCCCGTTACCTGTCGTTCCCACCACGTCTTTTGTTTTTGACCACTCCCCACCGAGTTTCTCGATGGTCTCTCTATACGCCATTATAAAGAGCTGATCCCCTGTTCTTAGGGAGTCATCTCCGCACAATAGGCTCATTCCCTTACCACCTAGCTGCCTGGACTTGTCGTCCGCAAATAGGTTGTATGAGTATAGCGTTGCTATGGATAGGGCTTGGGACATCTGTACTCCTCGCTTAGTGAGATAGTTCGATGACCCCGGCATCTGTAGGATGTTTGTCTGCGCTCTGGTGTAGCCATACAGAAGTTCTACATGATCCCATTCATAGTTGAGTGGTTCTGTTCTCTGGTATCCTATTCCCTCCCCTTGGGTTGGTTGAAGTATGGAAGGCGGCCCTTCGGGGCCCCCCCTCCCAGCCTTTACCCAGCCCTCTGTGGAGTTCAACTTGAAGCCCTCCTTCTTCTCTATTTGGATGAGGAATGGCCCCTTGTTGCATGTGCAGAATTGTATATACTTTTCACAGTTGGTACAGTTCCGTACGTCGTTTACCAGAATTCTCGGTGATGTGTGCCGTGGCTTAATATTGTTAATCCACGGCCACTCTCGCCTTGAGTCCTCCTTCGCTGCAGTTACCTTGGGTTTATTACTCATTCTGTATAAGAGAGTTCTAAACTTGGGGTCAATTTCCATCGGGTCTTCTGCCTTCTTTTTGCAAATTAGGTGGAAGGCCTGTGGTTGCAGGTCGTGAAGTTGGTCTATAGATTCGTCACTTGGTTCGATCATTCTGAAGGCACCGGTTGATGCCCTAAGGATAGCGAACTCGGTTTCGGATATTTTCCCAGTGTCAAGGATCCCCCATGCCAGCGCCTCATTAAATTTATGTGAGAAGTTGTCTGTGGAGACTCTTAAGTCTCCTGCGTGTGAGAGCATATTTCGCTCAAACGAACGTAGGAAACCATCGAGACTGGCCCTTTTTGTGCCTCCCTTTGCACGGTAGGCACACCTTCGGTCCTTCTTAACCTGCTGGAACATTGCTTTCCGGATTGGTTGTTGGAGGATATTTAGGAAACCAGAACCTAGGCATGGAACTCTTGTTTTGTGCCCTCTTTCCGGTATCCCGAATGGTATTAATGGGAAATGTTTTTCCTTCTCTTGACAGTCTGCCCCTACACATTTTTCATAGTGTTTAATGTGTTCTTGGCATAGGTCTAGAGCTAAGGCGTATGCAAACTCCCCTGCTCTATCCTGGTGTGCGGCGACGTTCCCAGGATAGAGCGCAGGTGTTCCCTTCCATTTTTCTTGCCATGTACAGATATTATACATGAAGAAAGATGCTGGGTCTTGTATTCCCTTAAGCAATTGGTAGTAATCAGAGACTAGTGCTCCTATTCCTCCTTTTGATCTAGGGCGTTCGAGGCACCCACCGGCGCCCGCCGGTGCTAGTTTTAGGGAGTCGGGCCTTGGCATATCCTTGAAGAAGGTATATGCCCAGTCCCGGACTTCTTTTTCTAGCTCCGGTGAGATGTTAGTTGGTTCTCTAAATCTCTCGAACGTTTCAAACATTTCTTTTGTTGCTTTCTCCCGCGGAGGTGGTGGTAGAGCGCGTCCTAGCGTCCCTAACACACACAATCCGTAGGCCGGGGGGGAGTATTCCACCCCACTTAACCAGATTGGCACCGCAGTATTGTTTATCTTTGGTGTCGTCAGGTCAAGGAATTTTATGAACAGCACACAGTAGTCGTTAATGTTGTCAGCCCTGTTGGTCTGCCACACTAACCTCAACTGTGATGTTGCTTCTTTAAGTTTTGTCGCGGTTGATTCATGTCCAGATTCATTCCAGTCGATTATTATCTTCTTTTGGATCTCATGAATTGCTTGGTATAACGGAAGGTCTTGCGGCATTTTTAGTGCCTTGAGACCCCCCTTTACTTCCTGCCTCGCCATTACTAACCCCGTGGTGACCGCTGACAGTGTTCTTGAGAGTGCTATTGCACTCTCTCTGAGAACATTATCTTCGGCCCTGAGTTCTTTCTGCCTTCTTTCGGGAAGGTTGCGGAACCCAGGTTCCCTATAGCAGGGTTTCCTCCACCGGGATACTCTTAATATTCCTATGGGTTCCTGGATCTCTTTACTCACCATGTTATATACTGGTGGGCCTTGTGGTCCCGGTTCTTTTAAGAATAGTTGTGAATCTCTG